TTACCCTTTCTTTCTTGTTCTTTTCTATACTCAATATCAAATTCTCTTTGCTCTTTGAAATTCATATAGATGTTATAAGCGATCATAAAGACCGCCAATAACAGACCAAGACATACTATCGTAGCTACTACTGCATATACTATATTCATGCTAACTCCTCGTTAGGTCTAATCATTCTTTCAAAAAAAGTCTGATTGTTATACATTACATGGTATTTATTATATTCTTCCCACGTTAAGTCATCTACAGTTCTATTATGGTTATCTAGTAACCATTGTTGGAACTTACTATTATTTTCATAAGTCATTTATTATCCTTATCTGTTGGGAATAGTTTATCTGCAATCTGTTTAGTTTTATAAAAAACAGCGGCAGCACTCACTATTTGAATTAATAACCATATACTAGCTAATATAATCAATAAGGTAATCATTACTTCTTACCTTTCTTAGATCTAATAACAAATCTAGTTAGATAGTTCTCAAACTTTCTATCATGATTATGTGGTTTTTTACTTGGTGTAGGTATCACTTGTATGTCTGATACATTAAATAGCTCTAATTGTATCACCTTTTCCTGTGTATTATTATACATACTTTCTCCTTTAGTTAGTTATATCAGGGAGATAATAGATAATTATAAATCAATTATCAGTTGCTTTCCCTCACAAAGTGAGGGGAAACGCAACGATAAACAAACAGACAATCAACAAGCAACAAATAGATATATTCTATTCATAGCAATTGATTGATAAGAGCAGAAGTGTAGGGTTTTACATGAACCCTCGCACAATGTAGTATAACAATGCTACAAGATAAAAGGGGGGTTTTGTATAGATCCCTATAACATTAACAACAACAACATAAATACAAAGGCAATATATGGCACTTCCAATATTAGCAGGTATATACCCTGCACTAGCAAGATTTGGTTATGGAGTAGCGAGAGCTATTAGACCAAGTAAGGTAGCATCAGCTATCTCTAAGTATACCCCTAAAGCAGTTAAGGATATCGAATTTTCTCCGATGGTTGCAAAAGGTGTAGAAGGAGCAAAGCAAAAAGTTTCTAGCGGTTATAGAAGCTTATACGCAGGAACTCTAGGTAGCGAAACTAAACGTAAAGTAACAAGCGGTGTTCTAGCTACGTATGGAACTATGTCATTTCTAAATAGAGATGATGAAGAAGATACAATCGAATAAACAATAGGAGAACAAAGATGGTACTAAAGACTAACTTAGCGAACTTAGCACAAGCTGCAAAAGCAGTTGGCAAATCTGTAGTAGATGTGACTAAGACAAAAATAAAAAAACCAGTAAGTATGGTTAGAGAAGCAGGAAGAACGATTCGTAGAAACCCAAAAAAATCGGCAGCAATAGGAGCTGGTTTAGCAGGAGCAACGGGGTTTTATCTTTATGATGGCAAACGTAATGCCTATGAAGATGATACTAGTATAGAATAATGATTGATAAAATTATTAATAAGTATTCTAAAATAGCACATCCTAAAAAAAAAGTACCTTTATTCAAAAACAAAGAAAGTTATGCTGAGGAATTTAATGAAGCTTATGCACTTAAGAGTGGTAAAATAAAGAAATCTTATTTTATTAAAGGTGAGTTATCTGAAGGACATAAAGCAGAAAATCCAAGTAAAATAGCACAAGATATTCTTTCTGGAAAGATGTCGCCTAAACAATATGCAATAATGGCTTCAAAAGAAAAAAAATGAATTTAGAAAAATTAGCAGATCAGATAATTCAACTAAGTCCTGCACAAGCACAAGAATTGCAAGTTATCTTAAAGGCTAAGGTTATGCCTGAAGTAGAGAAACAAAAAGGATTACTAGATGAACAACAAATGGCAAATCCACAAGTAGATCAGATGGCTAGACCACCTGAGCAAACTATGGCTCCTCCTACAACTCGTGATGTTGCATTACGTAGTCTTTTAGGTTAATAAAATAATTGAAAGGAGAATATACAATATGCCAATGGTAGGAAATAAAAAATTTTCATATACTAAAAAAGGCATGGCAAGTGCAAAGAAATTTGCTATGAAAAAAGGTATGAAGGTTACTAAAAAAAAAGGAAAATAAATGCCTAAAGAAAGATCAGTACAAGACTTCATAGATCAGCTTAAAGAAATTTACGCAGAACAAGAAGAACTCTTAAATGAGTTTGAAGATGAGTTTGGTGGAGATTTTGATGATGACGATGATGAAAAAGAATAAACCAAAACTAGGAACTGGCACTAGGTTTAAACAGCTTACAAATAAGCTATCTAGACAAGGTGTTAAGAACCCAAAAGCACTAGCTGCATTTATTGGAAGAAAAAAATACGGAAAGAAAAGATTCCAACAATTAGCCGCTAAAGGCAAATAACTAATAGGGAGACTAAATGAAAAATTTACCAGCAATAATTCCAGGTGAAGGTGTTAGAACAGCTACAATTGGAAAAGCAAGAACAAAAATTAATCCAAAGATTGTAGCAACTAGATCAATTGGAGATACAGTTAAATCTGTTGTTAAAAAAGGAATTGGATTTGGAGCAGCAGGTGCAGCTCTAACTGGAGCAGCTTACTTAGCTGGAACAGCAGAAAGAGATTATGCTAAAGCTCCTAAAACTTATGAACCAAGAGATTTAAGATCTCCAGTAATTTACAATCCATTAGAAGATTTTTAATGTCTGAAGAAATTAAAACAGAAACAGTAACTGAAAAAGTTAAATCTAATCTAGGTGGTAAAAGACCTGGAGCTGGAAGACCTATAGGACCACGTAAACAGAAGCAATGGCAAATGGTTGAAACACTAGCAACTAAGTATCAACAATCACCTTTAGATTATATGCTATCTGTGTTAAACTGTCCAAAGACTTCACCAGAAAGAAAATTATATGCAGCAGAAAAAGCAGCACCATTTGTACATCCTAAACTTGCTAACTCAACAAGCACAGTAGGATTTGATGGAAAGCTTAATATCAAAGTCAAGTGGGAAGATTAAAACCTACGAAGTTTCTGTAGGCTATAAACCAAGACCATTACAAAGACAAGTACATGAATCATTAAAAAGATTTAATGTATTAGTTTGTCATAGACGATTTGGTAAATCCGTTCTAGCAATAAACGAATTAATCAAAACAGCTACAAGTAAACCTAGATCTAAACTTGCATACATAGCTCCAACTTATAGACAAGGTAAAGCTATTGCTTGGGATTATTTAAAATTTTATACAAGACCACTAATGGCATTTGGTGGTGATCGTAATGAATCTGAACTACGAGTAGATTTATATAACGAATCAAGAATACAAATTTACGGAGCTGATAACGCAGATTCACTTCGAGGAATGGGATTTAATGGTGTAGTACTCGATGAGTATGCAATCATGTCTCCAAGAGTTTGGACTGAAATTATTAGACCTGCTATCTCAGATACAAATGGTTGGGTAATATTTATTGGAACTCCAATGGGCCACAATCAATTCTGGGAAGTTTATGACTACGCAAAACGTGGACATAAAGATTGGTTCGGACAATTATACCGAGCTTCAGAAACTGAAATTATTCCACCTAATGAGTTAATAGAAGCTCAGGCAATAATGACTGAGGAGCAATACAATCAAGAATTTGAATGTTCCTTCACTGCTGCTGTTAGCGGAAGTTATTATGGTAAATTAATTACAGCTGCAGACAACTCTAATAGAATTACTAAAGTACCATACGATCCTGAGATACCAGTTGAGACTTGGTGGGATTTAGGTATTGGAGATTCAACATCTATTTGGTTTGTTCAAAGAGTTGCTGAAGAATTACATGTTATAGATTACTACGAAACTTCAGGTGAAAGTTTATATCACTATGCAGAAGTTTTAGAGAAAAAAAATTATAAATATAATAGACATGTAGCTCCACACGATATAGTAGCTAGAGAACTTGGTACTGGTAAATCAAGATTAGAAGTAGCTTTAGAAATAGGAATTGATTTTGAGATTGCTGCAAAGCTTGAAGTAGATCACGGAATTGAAAGTGTTAGAAATACTTTACCTTATTGTTATTTCGATAGAGAGAATTGTAAGATAGGATTAGATGCATTACGTCAATACCGCAAACAATGGGATGAACGTAATCAAGTATTTAAAAATAAACCTTTACACGATTGGTGTTCCCATGCTGCTGACGCATTCAGATATGGATGTGTACACAGTCCCATTGATACAAGTCAATGGACAAAACCAATTTATGTAGATACAAAATATATAGTATGAAAACTGAACGAGAAATTATAGCGATATTAAATAAAGAAATTAGATCATCTAATGGATTTATAGGTGGTGAAGTTATTAATAAAAGAAAAAAATCTTTAGAATTTTATTTAGGTAAACCCTTTGGTAATGAAGTAGAAGGTAGATCACAAGTAGTAAGCACAGATGTATCTGATACAGTTGAAAGTTTATTGCCTTCATTAATGAGAATATTTACTGCTGGTGAAAATGTATTTCATTGTGAACCAGTAGGAATTGAAGATAATGAAACTGCTAGACAATGTTCTGATTATCTTAACTATATTTTTTACAAAGAAAATACAGGGTTCATAGCTTTATATACTGCAT